TGGTTATCCAACTTTTGAATTGATTTTACCCTCAACAAAAGAAACCGTAAAGTATAGACCGTTTTTGGTCAAAGAAGAAAAGATTTTGCTTACATCCCAGGCTAGTGGGGAGGCGAATGATATTATAAACGCAGTTAAACAAGTTATCAATAACTGTATACTGACTGATAAAATTAACGTCGATACGTTGACTACATTTGATCTTGAATATTTGTTTATTAAGATTAGATCAAAGTCAGTTAACAATGTGATCAATCTGGTCTATAGAGATGTAGAGGATGATCAGAAGTATTCTGTAGAGATTAATTTAGATGAGGTGGAAATAAAAGAAGATCCTACCCACGTAAGTAAATTTGATATCGGAAATGGTTACGGACTGGTAATGAAATATCCAAGAGCCGATCTAACCAATTCACTCAAATTTGTTGAGGGTGAGATGGATGCATTCTTTGAGGTGTTAAAGAATAGTATTGAGAGTGTGTATGATGCGGAATCAGTTTATAAGCTTTCCGACAGTACACCGGAAGAGGTGGATGAATTTATTCAGTCATTAGATACAAAGGCGTTTAAAAAGATTCAAGACTTCTTCTCTACAATGCCTAAGCTATACTATGAAGTAAAGTATACAAATAGTTTAGGTAATGAAAAGGTAATTCCTCTAACATCACTAACTGATTTTTTTACGTTGGGCTGAGTCATAATACACTAGCCAACTACTATATGTTGAATTTTAGTTTGGCTCAGCACCACAAATGGTCGTTAGATGAGATAGAGGGTATGATGCCTTATGAGAGAGACATATATGTTGAGTTGTTGAAAGATTATCTAGAACAAGAACAAGAGAGACTTAAAGCACGTCAATGAACGAAAACGAACAGGCAGCACAAACGGCGGCGGTGATGAAAGAGACACCAGGCCTGGTGTTGTTCCTTTCTAAGAAAGATAGTGATCGTCTTGATGCAGCTACTGCTGTTGCAGAAAAAGAGGCAGCTACATTCTCTAAAAACATAGGTGATATAGTTGGCAAACTCAACGTACTTAAAACTATAGTAGAACAAGTCCAGTCTATTGTATCAAGCAATGTAGAGAATGCAGCCAAGGTCACAAAGATTCAATCATTAGTAAGTGCCGGGGGCAATGAGTACAAACTTGAAGAGGCAAGGGCAGAAGAGAAGCCTGGGCTCAATGACACTATTCAAGAGACTACCAGGGCAGTATCAAAGGCTGGTATGAGTGTGTTAGGGCTTGCTATGGCAATTCCACTCCTCCTTGCCAACCCTGAAATACTTAATCTGGTTAAAGGCTTCTTTGAGGGCTTTCTCACTGGTATAGGATTAAGCAATGATGCAATTGCAATCGTTAAACCAGCAATAGCTGTCTTATTAGGAATTTTGGCTGTATCATTTACCATGGCCGCCCTGGCCCCTGTAGTTACTGCTTTTGAAAGTCTGAGAAAACTTGCCATGGTGTTAGGACTTGCGGGCACCGCGGCAGGGGATGCACATGATGAAGTCAAAAAGAAAGATAAGGATGTAAAGCAAAAAGAAAAGGATGTCAGAAAAGAACAGGCAAAGATTGATAAGGAAAAGGAAGATATTAAAAAGGGTACCGATACTGCTAAAGAGGAAGTTAAAAAGGGTAAGGATGAAATTAAGAAGGCTAAGAAAGCCGGATCTAAAAGTAAGACTAAGATAGGTAAATTTTTAGATAAGACCAGGTATCTGATTGATAAGGTAAAACCAAAGCTTGTATCCATGGCTGGAAATATATTAAAGTCTATCCCCATAGTAGGTACTATACTTGGTATAGGATTAGTACTCTATCAATTATACGATCTAGGTTCAGATATTTACGACGTATATTTTGGTAACGATGAAGAAAAACCTGAGTCGGAAACTAAGCCACCTGCCAATACAACCACCCTTGTACCTGCTTCTGAGACTACAGCAACTGCTACGGCTAAAGCAACACCTTCTGGCACAGCACCTGCCTCCCCTCCTTCTGCCGCCCCTACATCTACACCAGTAAGTGCTCCCTCCCCTCCCTCAGCCACAACCTCCTCATCTGTTGCCGAACCAGTTGCGCCTGCATCATCAGGAGTTACGCCTATGGTCTCTGCTTCTGCGTCTGAAGTAATAACACAATCTGTCAAGGTAGATCAAATGGAGAGAGATGCTACTCAATCCTTTGGCACAATGCTTCTTAATATTAACAACAATCAGTTTATAGTAGGGGCTAAAGAAATGGCTCGCTCGGCCTCTGATTCCTTTTACTCTGTATCCGTAGGCGCATAAAATGGCAAAAAGAACAACTAAAACAACTAAGAGTAAACTAAAGCAGGTTACAAAAGAATTAACCGAAGTAAAGGACTTACAAGCCTCGGAAGGTGAGAAGTATGATACTATACAGGAGACTGTTGTTGTAGTAAGTAAAAAAGTCTCTATGGTTGTAGGTGTGCTGGCAAGGAACGCTGCCAGAGTAAAGACTGTTGAGAACAGAGTCAGTGATTTAGAGGATGAAGTTTACAAAGAAAAAGAACCACAAGTAGAAGATAAGCCCGGGCTTGCTATTGTCGGTGCAATGGAATCAATTGCAAGTTCATTTGCTAGTGTAAACAAATCTCTAGAAAAATTAAATGCGGTAGACATGACTGCTGCATACAAATCTGAACAATTACAAGAAACCAAGCCAACAGCAGCAGTAACCGGGGGTAAGGGTAGAGGTGGGGAACCTAAACAAGGTGAAAGCATCTTCAGTATGCTCAAGACCCTATTCACCAATCCTGCTGTGGTTGCTGCATTAGCTGGTATTGTATATACCATTCTACCTAAAGACATTCAGGATAAGTTAAAAGCCTTCCTTGGTGGTTTCGCCGATGGGTTAAAAAGTACGGCCGGGGAAGATGAAAATAGCGGTATCAAGGGACTGGGAACTGCACTTAAGATTGCAGCCGCAGTCATTGCAACCGTATTCAGTGCCAAGTTAATTGGTAGCATTGCCAGTGCAATTACTACTACCATACAGATCTTTAAGTCGTTAAGAAAAATAAGCGGTAAGAAGATGCTTGCCCTCGGTGCAGGTGCAGCAGCTGGCTATGCAGTTATGAAATCGATGGAGGGTGAAGAGACTCCTGAAGAGGCACCATCTGAACCTGAAGCTAAGCCTACTCCCTCTACTACTGAAACACCAGCAGCCCAGGCACCAGTAGCTGCCCCTGCAACTCCTCCACCATCAGTAGCCACTCCTGCCCCATCAGCACCTCCTTCTGCAACTCCTGCCTCCCCACCTCCTGCCCCTACTGGTACTGGATTAAAACCTGGTGGTGGTGAAGGTATAAGACCTGGTGGTGGTCTTGGATTAAAGCCTTCTGGTAATGAAGGTCTGGTTCTTTCGGAATTACAGAACGCCGGCTTTAGTAAAAAAGCCCAGGCCAACATCATGGCACAAGTTGCCAAGGAAAGCGGATTCAGACCTAGAAGTGAGGAACTGGAGAAGTACTCTGCAAAGACCTTATACAATCTCTATGGACCTGAACAAAAGAATAATAAAGTAAGATTTAAGTCAATGCAAGAGGCCCAGGACTTAGTTGCCAAGGGGCCTGAAGCTGTAGGGGATGTAATCTACGGTGGTAGAATGGGTAATGATAAACCAGGGGATGGTTACAAGTACCGCGGTAGAGGATTCTTACAAATTACAGGTAAGGATAACTATGCACGTCTTGGTAAAGCCATCGGGGTTGATTTGGTAAGTAATCCTGATCTTGCCAATGACCCAGCCATCGCTGCAAGACTGGTTCCTGTGTTCTTTACTTCTGGAAGACCAAAGCCACCAGATCTAGAAAACATCGATGTAGTTAACAAAATGGTAGGATCGGCTAGTGAGAAGTCTAGAGAAGAACGTAAGACGCTTGCTGCAGCTTATGAAAGCAACCTCGGCTCTTCCTACTCATTAACCAGTGCTAGCCCCGTGCCTCCTGCACCCACAACTGGCGCCACAATAGCATCAGCATCCCAGGGTGTGAAGGCGGCATCTGCACCATCCTTCCAGGTTGCATCACTAAGTAATAATAATTCAGCCAAAGAAAATGGCGGGGGTGTTAAGCCGCCGCCACCGATGCCTAGCCCTATTGCCGGACGTGGTTCTCTAGGAATCGACATCCGACATAGCACCTCTTACGCTTGATTACTCTTCAGCAGCAAGCTTCTTAAAGAACTCCATGCTGTCATCATCGTCTTCTTGAGCCTTAGGGGCAAATGCTTCTTTCATAGGCTTGGCAGGTGCTTGTGCTTTTGGTTCATCCCAAGGTGGGGTATTATCTTCAGCACGTGATGCGGGATTGACATTACCAGCAAGACCTAAGACACGATACAGTTTGTTCTTCAGTTCATCGTATGATTTGAAGTTAGCTGGATCGATGAATTCACCAAGCTTATGCTCTTGCTTCCAAATTGATTCCAGCTTGTCGTCATCTTCAAACAACGGACCGGCAGTATCAAATTCAGACTTATCGTAGTTACGATACCCTTCAACGTTACGAATCTTAACCTTGAAGTTGGCACCTTCCCATAGATCGAAAGGATTGATTGGCTGCTCATCCTCGAACTCTGGATTCATTGCCAGGTTAAGTTTATCCCAGATTTTCTTTCCGTACTTAAACAGAACTACCTTACCTTCGTTTTCAGGATGTGCGGTATCCTTAATAACGTAGATGTTGCTGTAATAGGTCAGACGACGCTTTTGCTTACGTACCTGCTCCTTACCAGCCTCAGTACCATTGTTCCACAACTGGGAGTTGTATTCTGATACTGGATCTTTTTGACCTAGAGTGGTCAAAGACTTTTCAATATACCATCCACCTGGGCCTTGGAAGCCATGATCCCAGACACGAACGAACGGAATGTCCTCGCCGCCTGGTGCAGGTAGAAAGCGAATAACAGCATAACCGTTACCTGCCTTATCTACTTCTGGATACCAAAAGCGATTATCGTCTGATGAGCCTTGGGGGGTGTTAAGTTTTGAAACTTCTTGTGTCAGCTTGTCAAAGTTAGATTGACGTGACTTTTTGAGTTGAGAGAAATCCATATTCTATGCTCCTTGTATGCGATGTATTAAGTGTATGCGTTATATGTCACATTATCATGATATACAACTATTTATATTCTACTGGCTTTCACTAAATTTATCCAGCACTATTTTTCTCATCTTTTCCTTGTCGTATTCGAAGAACGGTTTGTACTTCTTACACCTCATATAGACCTGTGGCCATACAATCGGATCTTGTATTCTTCTATTCCACTTCCTCATAAAAGATACCAGATCGTCCAAGATGATTAACGTTTCTAGATTAATTTCCTGCTGTAAGTACTTGCGTAATACTAGCGGGTGTTGTCCTTCTTCGACTTGAAAATTAGAGTCGAAGTCGGCATCGAGCCTATCGAGATCTTGACTGAAGATATACGATAGGGACTCTCTGACCTTGACCAATCTAAGGTAGTGTTTGTCTGATTGCTCATTATTGATAAAGTCGCCGACCCAGGTGGTATTGTCATTGTATATGAAATTGGCGACCAGGTAGTCAACCACGTCTTTTCGCTTGGAGAGTTTGTGAAAGAAATATTTGTCATTCCTTTTCTCAAAAGTGGCTCTTGAAGCTTTTGTTCGGCCGCCGTACTTAAAGAAGTCATACGACTTAGAAGTGAAGTGATTTTTGATCGCGACATATGTTTTATACGCTTGAAAGGCTTCCATTTACGAAGAATAAACTCTGTTGTCTAATATAACGTTCACGCATTGTTGATACATTGCGTACGGCCATTGTAGTGAAGCTATCATATTGAAATCCACGTTTCTCCATTTCACGTAACCAGTAAGTTGCATGTTGACAATTGACGTGATGGTGGCCTGGTTGCCCGGGGAAGGCATGAGTCATAATAACGTATCTACATTGCTTCATAACATCGATAAAGTTATCCATGTATTTTTCTTCAACGTGCTCTACGAACTCAACCGTCCAGGCCAGGTCATAGGTCTTGTCCAACTGGTAAGGCCCAGCAACAAAGTCATGTATCTTAATCAAGTCGTTAATCTCGGATGGGCGCTCAATAGAATAATCTCCATCAAGTCCAATAATATCAAGACCTTTTCGCCTAGCAAGATCAACCATACCACCAGGACCACAGCCAATATCGACCATTGAATTAATGCCAAGATTTTCAATAAAGTAACTAAGTGCGCCATCGTCAATATGTGTTTCATTTTCATGCCCGCCCAGGTGTTGTGGTAATGTAGTCATAACGGAAGTTTCCTTGTCTTTGGTAAATAATTTTGTTCTTCAGCATCAAGCTGAACCTTTGCTTTCATTTTGGCACTACCCTTGATCAACGATGCAGCAGTTTCAATTTCCACCCCATGCCTTTCACAAAAGTATATAACAGCATCTATGTAGCTGAGTCTTTTGTCCTCAGCTATCTTATCAATTTCCATCATAAAGTCTGATGGTGTTTTTGTGAACGCTAATTCTAACTCATCCATTATTTAAATACCACTAACGCAAGTAACAATGCTTGTATGAAGAATCCAAGGCCACCGGTAATAATACCTAGGTTGTCTTTGGTAAAGACTGATCTGAAAAACATAAGTAAGAGTCCAGACCAGATGAACAATACCACATCTACTGAAGGAAGTCTATCAGATACCCCTAGTAGTACGGTTAGGATATTAGGAACAAAGGCACAGTGTAATAACAACGTAGCCAACCATCCCATTGTCTGTGTACTGATGCTTTTAAGATGTTCAACTATCTTAAGATAGAAGTCTGCGAGTTTTAACATTTTTATTCCTTATAGAAGATGTGACGACCAATGGTAGTAATTTTCTCTTTACGCCATTTTGGATTAACGTAATCGGCGTGATAGAAAAGTGCTTCTTTTAGCCCATCTAGTCTAAAACCTTCCAGTAAGACTTTCTTGGCTACTGCCTCAGATTCCTCATAAAGCGGTTTGTATACAGGTTTGATCTTGTAATTGTTCTCACAATACCATGAGAATTGGCAGATCACTTTCTCATAAAAAATATTCTTCTGGTATACTACCTTACAAACATCATTAGGAAACTTATTATGGTTGGCTCTGTTAAGGGTTACTTGGGCTACTGCCACCTTACCTTCAAAGGGCTCATTAGCTGCTTCCCAGTAAATGTTTTGAGTAAGACATTGTAATTGTCTTTCACGCTCTTTTAACGTCACCTGGGTGGGGGTTGAGTAGGTGGTGTTATATTGATAGACACTTCTACCTACAGCCCATGACATGCAGGTGTAGATGAAGTAGCCTAAGAGTAGAATGAATAAAGCTTTGATGAATGCTAAAATAATAAACATTGCATTCTCAATGTATTCTTCGTACATAATTGTCCTTTCTTTTATACCCTATTATAGTGGATCCTGAAGACAAGATCCACTTACCGATTAACCTTTTTTGGCTACGATTGATTGAGGTAATTGACTGACAAAACCATTAAGGGTATTTGCCCGAGTAATAATATCACTCTCAGTAGGATATGGGGGTAGTGGGGGATGCTCTGGAGGTGATATACCGGCGTGTCGAGAATTTTCGACCTTTACTTGCCAGTCCTCGCTTGCTTGATTGCGCTTGGTATGGAAATCATCCATTACCATATCTTTTGCCATTTTTAAAAGCTCAAGACGAATCTCGAATGGTGTTAGACTCATAAATTTTCTCCTGTGTGTGATGTGTGATGGTTTTATTGGGATCCATCAACCCTCGAATATTTATATCAGAAGCTAATTCCGACCCCAAGGCCGAATGCGTTCTCTTGAATATCCTGATAGCTCTTGCTTGCATTCAGGTTAACTGCAACGTTCTTTGCAACCGGAACACTGTATGTACCGAATACAACTGTTTGCTTGGTCTCAACTGCTGCTGTAGTACCAAGACGGGTCTTAACACCGGCCAATGCAAAACCTGGGCCGAATTTCATACCTGTTGTTGCACCAACCAAACCGTATTTGTAATCGGCATTCCGTGCACCGTTTGCACCGTTATCAAAGCCAACACCAACAAAGGGGGTGAAGGGTCCGATGTTCTTACCACCAGTTACTTCTAGGCTACTAAGCATTCCACCGGCTTGGGAAATAGCAGTACGTCCTTGTACACCCATTTGAATGCCAACAACCTCCTTACCTGCCCGAATG